GGTTACAGATAAAAAGTACAAGCTTAGTACAAGGTAGAGAGGTTTACCGAGGGTTAGAAAAGGTGAGATTTTGCTTAGGTAGTGGCAGTAAATATGCCTGACAAATGGCAGGGTTATGTGTGTTGAACTCCGAGCGAACGCCGAGAAAGTGGCTATATCCTTCTATCATTTATCAAGCAGATAAGAGCAATAAAAACCCTCCTTAACTCCCTGAGAAACGACAAGCAGATAAGCGAAGTTTTTAGCCCTCTTATTTCGGATCTACTCCTTGCAGAATGACAAGGAATTAAGGGAGATAAAAACGTCCCTTAATTGCCTATCAAACCATAAGGAGATACGGGGGCTATCTCCCTCCCCACGCGCTTCATGGTATAATATACCTATCAGCAACCAGCAATAAAAAAAGCACGTTTGACCGTGCTTGTTACTTGCCTGCTGAACTCATAACTTAGGGCTACTGAAAGGCCCTTTTTTGCTCCCCTTTTGGCGAACTTTGGGGGAGTATTTAACACTGTCTAATTATAAGTTATTTAGTTAGAAAACCCATCATATCAGGGGTTAGGGAGTGTAAAGAACGTGTAAAGCTAAGTAATCTTAACTGTACAACAAAATGCTTTAATTTCAAGAAAAACTTGCAGGAAGCCTACTACAGTGGGCTTTTTGCTTTGTCTTAAATCGTTGATTTCTGGGTTTGCTCCCCTTTTTGCTCCCCCTAGAGGGCTTTTAGTGCTGTTTCGTAAAACGAGACGGCTTTTTTTGCGTTCTCTTTTGAGAGATGGCTATAAATATCCATGGTCATGGATAGAGTGGAATGACCTAGGCGGTATTGTAATTCCTTGTAAGGTATTCCAGAGTTAAGCAGTAAACTAGCGTGGGTATGGCGGAAACCATGAAAGCCAATGTTAGGAACTCCAGCACGTTTAAACTGAGTTTTTAGACGATTACCCAGAGTTTTGTTATTTGGGTAATCATGGATAAAATCAGAGAATACAACTGTTTCAGTTCGTCCTAACTTCCAGGCTTCCTGAATTTGTCTAAGCTGGTAAGTTTTCAGCATGGTAATAGTTCCCTGGTCTATATCTATATCCCGATAGCTTGCTTTTGATTTTGGGCTATTGATTTGCCCTAGATGGTTTAGTGTCTTGGTAATGCTAATGGTTGCATTACCAAGGTCAATATCAGACCAGCTAAGTGCTAGGGCTTCATTGATACGGCAACCAGTGGCCAGCAAGAACTTGTATAGGGTGGCTTCATACAGATTTCTGTACTTGGCCTGATCCAGTCCTCCCAAGTAGTCGAGAAACTTTTTTAGGTCTTGATTTTCAAAATGCTTGACCTTTTTTCTCTTAGCCTTTTGAGTGTTACGAGGTAAGACGACATCACGCGCAGGGTTAGAAGATATTGCTTGCATGGTCACGCCATACTGTAAAATACGTTTATTCAGCGCGTGGATTTTATCATAATGCAGATAAGCGCCAGGCTCCCCTTTGTTTGTTTTGTCAGCCAGTTTGTTAACTATGCTTTGAATGAGTGGCGTAGTCAGCTTATCGAGCTTATAGATCCCAAAGAGTGGCAAAACATGGTTATCTAGTAACTTCTTAACGTTGTCTTGTGTGTTGGGTTTGACAGTATACTTGTAGCTTTCCCACCATAGTTCAGCCAATTCCTGATAACTTGCTATTGACGTAGCTTGAAACCTGGTGAAGCCGTCTTGCTGGAAGGCTATTTTTTCTTGTTTGGCTTTCTGCTTAACCTCCTTTTGTGTCCGACCCGTTACTTTGGTCTTAACCTTCTTACCTGTTACCTGGTCAACTCCCAGATATACACTAGCACGGTACACAGTAGCACCGTTTTTCTTTTTTACTTCAGTTATTTTCATGATAAACCTTTCTAAACATCAGCAGGCAAGCCGTAATAAAGTTTTTAGAGTGGTTTATATGTTTTAAGAGATAGTGATATATCAATCATTACAATTTCGTTTCTTCGCAAAACGAACAAGCAAATAATGAGCTGATAAAGAATGAAGTTCGAGCGAAGTAAGAGAATCCACGCGCTTCAGGATTGTTGAACATTGTGGCGCGTGGGTATACCTTCAATCGCTTTTTTCATGCCAGAGTGGTATGATGATGTTGTAAATACCTAACCTTTCGCTTATTTTCAGTTAGGTACTATTAGACAAGTTGGCAGTAGCTAGCTTGTCTTTTTTTTATTTCTCTCTATACAAATCCACGACTTCGCCAATAATTCGGAAGTCCGTTTCTGGTGTGATTGGCATATCTTTGTAAGCTGGGTTCAAGCTGTGTAGGTAGGCTTGGTCTTCATCAATAACAAGCTGCTTGATATAAGCATCGCCGTTATAGTTGAATACTCCGATAACTCCGTCGTTTAGTTCTACACTTGACTGGATAAATACAAGATCGCCATCGTGGTAGTCTGGTTCCATGGAGTCCCCTTTGATCGGAATAACAAAGTCGGCATCGATGTCTACTGGCAACTCAATCCGTTCCACTCGTACGTCGTTCAAATACTGGCCTGTACCTGCAGAAGCGGGGTGGTCGTAGTAGTCGTAACTATATAATTGAATGACTTCCGATACTTCGTTTATCTTCGTTTCTTCTTCGTTTTGCTCCAACAGTTGCTTTTCAAGATAAGTCAAGGCTTTTGCTTGTCTTGGTGGTGTTAGTTGGTCATAGATGGCTTGAACTGGGGAAGTGGTAGCAATTTCTTCGGTTTTATTTTCTACTAAGTCAGACTTTGAAACGTTGAAAAAATTAGCCAGCATTTCAATTTTATCTATCCGCGGGTAAGTTTTGGCATTTACCCAGTCGTTGACGGTTGTATACTTAAAATCTAACGCAATAGCTAACTGACGAGGGTTTAAGCCCTTTGCCTTTAAAAATCTTTTGATATTATCCGCCATTATTTGCTTATTTCCTAATGACATGGTAGAACCGCCTTTCTATAATTCACAATTTAATTATACGGTTAAAACGTAGAAAAAGCAAGTAAGGTAAAAAAAAATAAAATAAAATCAAAAAAAGTGTTGACAAATTATCGGTTATACCGTATACTGTCGTTGTATCCGTTTTAAACGGATATTTAAAAGAAAGGAGTGAGGGCTATTTGCGTCTTACATTGAGAGCGTTGCGTGCTAATAACAACATGAAACAATCAGAGGTAGCACAAAAATTAGGAATTTCTGCAACTACTTGGAGCAAGTGGGAAAATGGAAAGAGTTTTCCTGATGTTGCCCAAGTAAAAGAGATTGAAAAACTTTTCGGTGTTGCTTATGATGACATTATTTTTTTAACTTGATATCCGATTTAAACGGATATAGAAAGGAGCGACACAATCGCAATACTACACTACATTTACAGATTTCTTAAGTGGTGCTTTACTACTTGGGATTGAAGAAAGGCAGGCAAGCAATGAAGAGGAACTATACAAGGGTCATTGATGAAAAGCTGACCTATGTAATATCTAGGGCAGGTCAAAAAAGAGAAATGAATATGCTGACAGAGTTCGGAGTCTATGAAGTTTTATCGCAGTCACGCAAACCACTAGCAAAAGAGTTTAAAAAAGTTGTCAAGCACATTCTGAAAGAAATCCGACTAAAAGGCTACTACATGGCTGGGGAACTGGTGGAAGAACCACAGACCACTATAAAAGCCCCTGACACGTTGGCAGAGGCAGAGCGGTATTATATCGATACACTAGCCAAAGCCATTGCAGAGGCTCAGAATATGGACGAGAAGAGCCGTCTGACAAGCAAGCTAACCCGATTCATGCAGGAGGTAGAACAACAATGGAACTAGTCTACATGGACGGTAAAAAAGAGCCGTATACACTGAGCAGTATTGTGGCAGAGTGTGCAGAAATCAAGCATAGACATTTGAAGATTTTGCTGAATAAGCACCGAGAGGACTTTGAGAGTTTTGGAAAGGTGCAATTTAAAATTTCACCTTCAGAGAGTGGGCAAAATGTACGGGACTATATTTTGAATGAGCAACAAGCAACATTGCTGATCACTTACTTACGAAACACAGCCCCCGTCAAGGAATTTAAGAAGAACCTAGTCAAAGCATTCTTTGAAATGCGTGATGAACTTTCTAAGTTTCGTATGCAGAGGGCGCTAGAAAAGCCAAAAAGAAAAACACTGCATGACAGTATTGAGAACTGGGAACAAGCACCAAAGCACGCGCATAGCACCATCAACAACCTGCTACTGAAGGCAGTAACCGACAGGAACGCTAAGCAGTTAAGGGAAGAACGTGGGGGCTACAACGGCATTGATAGCTTGACCAGTGACGAGCTGGAGCAATACCAAGCATTTGAGGATATGGTAATAGCCATGATTGGCTTGAATATGAGTTATCAGGAAATCAAGGCTATGGCATTCAGAAATAAAAAAACACGCCAAGAAGGCGCGTGATTGCAACAAAAAAGGCTTTACAGTCGCCAAACTCACAAGCCTTTTAACAACAATAACTAAAAAGAAATTACAGCAGGCAAGCCGTAATAAGGTTTTTAGTTTTGATAATTATAGATACCTCAATTATACCATGAATTGCTGGTATCGTGTACCCCTACTTAGAGGCCACCTCTTAAAAATTGATAAAGCGAACTTCCAAATTCTGCGACGTCGCAGAATTTAGGTCTACTTAGAGGCCATCTCTTAAAAATGGTCATCACTCCAAGCGTTCGCCAACTTGGGGCAATTGCCCAGCGTTTGGAGTGGTGTCAATCCTGTATAAGAAACAACATTAAAAGGCCATCAGGGAAATTACACATCATAGAAAAAGGTAAAAAACATGACAGAAACAACATACGATATTATCACTAAAAGCTTGGATAGAATTAGCATGGAATTACACCAAGCAGACGAAAACAATGATTTTTTAAGAATAGGACTCTTATCAGGACAATTAAAAGCTATCAAAGAAGATTTACACCGCTTACTTTGGATTGAACTTCCTGAATTGAATGACAGCCATAAAATCGAAGCGATCTCTAAAAGAACTACGGGAATCTATTTCAGTCCTGGTATTTTTGAAATGGATGCTATGCGACAAGCATTCTTTAAACGCCAAGCTAAGCACTTTTTTGACAACGAAGCAGAGCAACAGGCGTATATAGAGCATGCTGAAAAGGAGTATTTAGAGGCTACTGTAACCTTAAAAGATATTCTTTTTAACTCTAAAAATGGAACTCAGAAAGCAAATAAAAGTTGTCTTATAGAGAAGTTTGAGGAGGCAATGCAATGACACTAGACCTAGACAACATGACACAAGCAGAATTTGATGAA